AGTGGTTTTTTGTGTGTACGGGTTTAGGTGTCCGGGGGGGTGTGTTGTTTGTGCCAGAATGGGTGTTCTTCGGCTTGTGTGGTTTGTTGGTGGGGTTTTTGGTGTGTGTAGGTTATTCGTTCGTGTTGGGTTTTTTGGGTGTGGCAGTGTTTGCAGAGTGTTTGTAGGTTGTTGGGGTTGTGGTTGTCCCAGCCGAGTTTCCAGGCGGGGATGATGTGGTCGACTTCTAGGTTCTGGTGTGATCCGCAGTGTTGGCAGGTGTAGTTGTCTCGTTGGAGGATTTGGTTGCGGATGGTGTGCCAGTTCGGGGGTAGGGGGTTTTGCCGCCACATTACTGTTTAGCGCCTTCTAGGAGTTCTTGTAGTGTGATTGTGCGTCCGCATTGTTGGCATGTGGTTATGTTTGTTTGGGGGTCGATGAGTAGTGTTTCTTGGTGGCAGGTGGGGCATTGGGTGGGTAGGTAGTCGCGTGTGATGTAGAAGTGTTGTTCCTGTTGTTCTACCCATTGGTTAAGTAGTGCTCGTTGTGTGTCTGCGTGGGGGTTTCTATTGGTGTTTAGGTAGTCCAGGGCGCGGTGAACAATAAACGGTATGTCTTCGTTGCGGTAGGTGGCGGGGTAGCGGCCTATTGTGTCGTTGCAGATGGTGTGTAGGTCTGTGAGGGCTTCTAGGGTGTGGTATGGGTAGCCGCTGGTTGTGGGGGTGTCCAGGTATTCCAGTATGGTGCGGATTCTGGTTAGGGAGACTGTAGGAGTGCTGCGAGTTGGTCGAGTTCCATGACGGCTAGCCATTTGGGCTCTTTTCCTCCGTATCCTCGTAGTTTCCAGATTAAGGCGCCGTGCTGGTAGGGGCTTAGCTCGACTTGTGTGGTGAGTTGGTTTAGCCAGGGTCGCCATTTGGGGGTTGCTACGTCTTTTACTTGCCATGCTATGTTGAGTGCGTGGATGTCGCCTTCGTCTTCGCGGCGGCCGGGGCGGGTGCGTCGGGCTTCGGGGTCGTACTGTTGGAGGATTGCTAGTGCGGCTCGTTCAGCCCTGTCGCCCTTAGCCTTATTCGGGTGCGGCATGGCTAGTCCTCGTCGCAGACACGGCAGATACTGGATGCGAGGGCATCGGAATTGACCGAGGTCATGATATTTCCTCCTGGTATTCGGAGATGGCCGCGTCGACAATCGGGATAGCTTGTTCCAGACAGGCGATCTTCTCCAACGCGGGGCGCTTGGACTTCTTGTAGGTGTTAAGGGTTTTCTGGATAGACCGCTTGGTGGATTGTAGCGTCGCTAGGGAGTACTCGCCGGGGACGTAGCAGCCTCCGGGCTCTACCGTTGGAGTGAGCCAGTGCCCGGACTCGTTCTGATCAATCCGGGTTGTTTTCTTATCCTCTGTCTTCCTCGTGTTCGTTTTATCTCGGTTCTTCTCAGTTGACATCGTGTCAGGCATAATCATCCCTTTTCGTCTTGCTACTGTTTGCCATCATGTGGTTCATCGTTTGGCTGGCCGAATATAAGGTCGTAGAAAAGATCTTGTATGTACTCTTGATTTAGTGAAAACGCATTACAGAGTTTTTCTGTCTGCTCTAGAAGTTCACGTTGTTTATTGATGTCACCATCTTGTGCGGCAATACTTTTAATCGCTTCACACACATCGGATAGAAGCTGTGCTATTTCTACCACTTCTTTAACTGCATAAATGTTTTTAGCTATATCAATAACATCGTTTTCCATTAGGAGGATTAAAGCGCGTTCGTCACCCAGTTCTTGTTCTTGAGTTCCGTTATCGTTAGAGAGCATTTCTGCCTCCTGGTAGTTGAAGTCGTGGTCGATGGTGGTGTCTTTGACTTTCATTGTTCTGTGAGCTCCTGGAGGCGCTGCTGGAGGATACATAGGTCTGCTGCGCACTGGCGGATGAGATTTATGCGGGTTGTAATCTCGTTCACCACCGTTGTTGTGCTGTCTGGATTGTCGAGGAGGTAGACGCTTGCTCTTTGCCCGTCCACTTCCCCGGTGAGGATGTAGCAGTTTCCGAGGTTTTCTGTGCTGGTCATGGGTTTTCCTTAGAAGGGGGGTTGGTCGATGCTGCCGAAGTCCTGGGAGGGCTGACTGCCCCACATGTCGTTGCTCTGCTGGTTGTTGTCCAGGGATTCTTGGAGGTCGAGTGGTACGAGTTCTTTGATCGCGTACATTTACTGTTCCTCCTTGTCGATGGTGTCTGAGATGATGTCGATGAGACGGTGGGTATCCCAGCATGAGGCCTTCATCGTGTGGGAGAGCGCTTCTGCTCGTTGTCGTATCGTCCAGCGGGTGTTTTTGTCTTTCGCCATGCGGTCGAGGTCGTTTGCGAGCACGGTTGCCTGGGTGAGGTAATTGTTGAGGCGGTCTCGTTGTGTGCGTAGTGTCATGGCATTTCACCGATTTCGTCTAGGGGGGTTTGTAGGATTGCGCATTGGTGGTTGAAGAGTTTCGCCTGGTTGCGTAACTCGTTGATTCTGTGTTGGATTGCGCCGGGGGATGAGGCGTTTTTGACGGAGACGGAGCAGCGGTTCCCATGGAGCGTGCCTGAGCACACGTCGTAACCTTGGTAGCGGTCAACGTTTACTTTGCTCACTGTTCCTCTTCCTCCTTTTCCTCTTGTTGGTCGATGAGGCTCGCAACGTAGTAGAAGCCGCTATTCGCCATGCTCAATTGGTCTTTGAGTGTGTCTACGTGGAGTTCTTGGCCTTGGTCTTTGGAGAGGGTTTCTAGCCACTCTAGGAGGCAATAGAGGCCGTAACAGGATTGTGCGCACTTGTCGGCTATGGCTGCCATTTCAGGGCGTGTAATCGGCTCTCCTAGCTGTTCTGGGTGTTCGGCTGCCATGTAGAGCAGCATGACATCGGTGGGGCATATGGTCTCGGGGAAGACTCCGTAGCCGAATATGTTTGGTTCATTCATGTCGTGCGTCCTTGTATAGGTCTTTGAGCATTGTTTCTGCGGTTTTGAGGCTGTGGAGGGCGTATTCGACGTCTTCGATGGCGATGGTGATTGCGTCTTCCCAGCGGTTGTAGTCGTCTGGGTAATCGACGGTGATTCCCCAATCCTCCATTTCGGACATGGTGTCGTCTCGTTGCTGTTCGAGATCATCGAGGATTTCTTGGAGTGTCTCGATCTTTTCAGTGAGGTTGTAATTTTCCATACTCATTGCTGTGTGTCCTAGAACGGAGGGTTGTCAGAGCCGTTGTTAGCCCCGAATTCCGTGGGCTGACTGTTCCACTGGTCAGCTTGCGGTTGGGCGTTGTCTTGCGGTTTGGCGATGAGTTTTACAGCATTGGCGCGGAGTTTGATAGTGGAGTGCCTATTGCCGTTTTTGTCTTGCCATTGTTCGGTGTAGGGGGTGCCTGCAACGTAGAGTTCGTCGCCTTTGCTGCAGGAATTGTTCACAATTTCTGCTGGGGTTCCCCACAGATTCGCTTCTATAAACAGTGTTGATAGTTTTTGCCAACCACCTTGACGGTCTGGTTTGCTGTCGGATGCGGCGAGTCCGAGGGTGGCGACGGCTTTTCCGGATTGGGTGAAGCGGAGTTCTGGATCGCGGGTAAGTCGGAAGATTCCAGCGATTCGTGGAATTGTCATTGTGGTGTCCTTTCGAGATGTAGCCGTATTGCGGCCTATTTCCAACGCTAAGCGTCCAACATAGCCATATTGGTGCCATTGCCTAGCCATCATTTTTTGGTTGCTTATTTTGGCTCTCAGCCAGTTTTTCGCGAAAACGTCGATTAACCCCCTCCCAATCGTCAGAATTGAAATCCCATGGAGTTACCCACGCCTTGAACGCCTCCGCCGTCTCCCACGACACGAGAGGCTTCGACCATTCGCGGAGAATCCCCATCTTGCGGGCGTGATCCTCTATGTACGGAGACCAATTCGGCCACATACGAGGGCACCGATGCGTACGCTCAGCCCACCGGAGCACACTCCGGTAGTAGCGGCGGTCTTGCTCGTCCGTATCACCGCTTTGAGATGCAGTCTGTGCAGGTAGAAGAGTTTTCCCGGCCTTGATGATGGCGCTAGCCGTGATCGACTCGCCAGACTGTGTCAGGCTTTTCGCAGCCGCATTCACAGTCTCTTCGTCGAGGCCAGCATCCAGGAACGTGGCCTCCCACGCCTCAGCGATAGCCAGCAACTCGGCAGGATCAGGTAAACGCTGGCCGCGTAGTCGTTTACCCAGCTCAACAGCGCTTTTCGCGGCCATGAAAACCGTCATTGCCACTCCTCCCAATCGTCGCCATCACTGTCGTCGTCATCGGCTGGAGAAGCCGGGAAAGCCAGTATGGGCGAGCTTTGAGAAATACTCTTGAGCTGGTCTTTTTCCCGCAAATGCCGCTCCCTGAGCATCTGCACACGAGCCTCGTAAAACTCCTGCTGAGACGGCATCCTGACGGTGTCGTAATCGTCTTCTAGCTGCTGATTAAGCCACGTTGATGGGTGCGGCCAGTACTCCGGCTCACGCCCCATGCGGAGCCACTCATCCTGCGCTTTCGTGATCTGCGAGCAGATGAACTCCAGGTCATGGGTGCGTCGCTGCCTCTCAAAGCTCTTCCTGGCCTGCTGCTTGCCGCGCTTGCGACCAACCAACATCCAGAACCTCTCGAACTCTTCGTCCAATTGACGCTTGGTTAGCTTCCCTCGTCCTTGCTGGAGACCCTGTGGGTCGCTCTCATTGACGGGCTGAAGGGATCCGTGGTTTGTGTGTGTCGGCGTACCCGCTTGCGGGTCGCCCAACGGAACCAGCGCCGCGCCTTCCGCCGCGCTGTCACGCAAAGGGGGTAGGGGGTTATTTACTTCATTGTGTATTTCTTCATTGTGTATTTCTTCGGGTTCTTGTACAGCAACCCCCCGGGTTCTTGTACAGCAACCCCCCGGGTTCTTGTACAGCAACCCCCCTGTGTCGCTATCCGCACCACCGTTTGGTGAAATTCCGAGCCTTTCCAACAGAGCGCGAGCCTCACGAGAACCACTACAGCCAATCCCGTCCCAGACCACATAACCGTTGGAAGTTTGAGTATTAAAATCTTCACTCCTCCGATACGACACCTCGTTTTTACGATTAATCCATCTACTGAAAACAGTTATTAGACCGTATGCCTCAAGCGTCCTCAGACAGCCACGAACCGTATTCAAGCTATTCGCGCTTAACCCCATGTCATCAGCAAGTTTTGGCAATGACGGGTAAGCATAATCATTGCTACCTGCATAGTCGCAGAGGATGCAGTACAAGCCGATAGCCCTAGCGTCCTTAACGCCGCGGATAATATCCGAGTAGACAGGAGAGAACCTTCTGCGACCATCAATCACTTTGTCTTTAGGCATGGTTCTTAAACCCGCCTAAATCAGTACACACTTCGTATCCGTTAGTGGTTGGTATGCAGAACCTCTCGCTGCGAGACATCGAGGTATTCCCCTCGTTATCTCGCCACCGGTTAAAGACTGCAACATAGCCTTTATCCTGCAAAATCATCAACGCACGACGAATAGAATCGAGGTTCTTAGTACTAAACCCAATATCGCTTGCTAGCTGACGCAATGAAGGCGAACCTGTGGAATTAGTAGAAGCATACGAAAGTAGATCACAGTAGAGAGCTATCGCTACTGGGTCTTTAATGTCGCGGATAACATCGTCGTAGACAATGAAAAACTCTCTCTCAACCATTCTTTGAATAGCTGCGTTACTCATTGCGCACTCCAATCAAGTGACGGGAAAGCAAACAGTTTCGCGTCCTCTGAAAGCCATAGAAAACGACTACTTACCAGCTCAGATAGCATTTCCTCAGCCTTATCCTCACTACATGGGAAAGACTCAGCGAGAACAGAGAGCTCAGGCATAACCGACACCGTGCCGCCACTGTGGAACTCAGATAGAAAAATCAGCATGAGCCGTAGATCAGGCCTGTTTAGCCGCGTCTCTTTGAGAGCCCATGATGTAGCTTCGATGCTCATTGCTCGGTCACCTCCGCAAGATTCTCTTCCGTGTCCCTAAGTAGCCAACCTTTTAGGTAAGCCTCACCCGGGTGCAAATGTATATAGTGATGGCAACAATTGCATACATACAAACAATTTTTCACAGTTCCAATACCACGCCGCGTACCACCCATCTTCCGCGGCAACCGATGATGAAACTCTCCAAACGGAGTAGACCTACCACACCGCTCACAATGCGCCTGACACCGCTCCAAAACAATGCCACGCACCTCCGGAGGAAACTCAGCACTCACGACTCCACCACCCCAATAGCCCCATACGCGGTTGACACCGACTTACCAATCGTCTGCACACCCATAATCTGAATCTTCAGCATCTCCAGACGAGAACGCGCATACCGATACGCCCGGTCGGCCACATCGCAGGCCTCACGATCGTGTACAGTAGCCAACGCCACCAGCGCCTCACGATCCTTCACAGAGCCTTTACCGACCGTCTCAACGAACGCTGAGGCCTCAGCGAAATCTAGCGCACGCTTAGCATCCAAGAACCGCCCGTACGCCTCATCTTGAGTCTTGGTGGCCTCAGAAAGATTGTTGAGAAGCCTACGGAGCTGCTGCTCCACCATCACCGGCGTGTACTCAAGATCACTCATGCTTTGAGCTCCTCACCACGCCGCTTAAACGCCTCAGAAACACTCTCAGACCGCGCCAAACCATTACCCGACGCGTAGTTCCATAGCTTCGTTAGAGCGTCCTTATCAGCCGCCTCAGAGATCAGTTTCAGTAGTTCACGCTCAGCCACCTCATAGCGGTTAACCTTCTCCATCTCCTCACGAGAAGCCCGCCTATCGCCCGAATAACCAGCGTTAGCCAAAGCCCGACCAATAGCGCTAGTCTCCGCATTCTCACAGGCAGAAGTCTTATTCACAGGACCACCAAGCCCATCGACCTCGGCAGCCCAACCAGACGACCACAGCAACCCATCCTTACGATCCTCCGCCGACTTATACAGGTCACAGCGGAAAACCCAACGAAGAGCATCAGAAGACGGGACAGCAGTATCAGAAGCGAGAACCGTCTCCACCACCATCTCCGGATTATCCTTCCGGGCGGCACGCAGACGCTGATCAACAGTCGCATAATCAGCAGGATTAAACTTCACGGCTAGGACTCCTTCAAAGTGAAACGAATCTGAGTAGACACGGACTCGGAAGAATACTTATCGAAAACATCCGGAAGATCAGCGGCCAGCGCCTTACTATCAAGACGGCTTACCCGCCGCTCAGAACACGAGACACTCCCCCACTCGCCAGACACACGATCACCGGCCTTGAGAACCGGTTTCACAAGCTCTAACGCCCGCTTACGCAGCATCTCCGCCCGCGCCTTCAGCCGGTTAGACTCCCGCATCAAGTCGACAGCCTCATCCGGGATAGACGGATCTCCAGACTCCTCATAGGCGAAAAAGTCATCACGCACCCGCAGCAGCTTCTCAACAGCGTTTGCGTCGCGCTCGACTAGAACACAGTGAAAATCTCCTGGCATGAAGATCAGGCTAGGATCGCGCACCAGCTCACCATTGATACTGAACGTCAAGCCCTTCTGCTCAACGAGCGGGGCAATCTCACGAACATTCCACGCGAAAAAACACTCATCCACATCACAAACCAGCATCTGCCACTGGCACTGGTAGAAATAGTGCAGAATCCCCAACTCGCGGAAATCCTCAGCGCGCAGCGGATCAGCCGCAATCAAACTGCCCCAGTCCGCCCCCGTGGTCTTGCACTCCACCACAGCGCCATGCGTGAACCCGTCCGGTGTAGCGAGACAACGCTGGTCATCATCCCACGACACGATATGAGAATTAGCAACAATTGTTTGGTTATCCAGCTCCATACGGAGCCAGTCCAGAATGCGGGGCTCCATAATGTTCCCCCACTCCATAAACGGATTAGAGGGAACATTCTTACCAGACTTCTTATCAGCCCACACGCCGCCAATAGTCCTCTTACCAGCAGCGATAGCCCCGGCTTCCGTCGCTGTCAGCCCACCCCGGCGAATCTCAAACCACCGATCTCGGCAGGTCTCCCGGTCAGAATCTTTAATAATCATTGTTTTCAAGCTCCAAATCTTTGTAAAAGTCATACGGCTCGATAATCGAGACAGTCTCAGTGGTGTCGTCCTCCCACACCCAGCGGGGATAATCACGCATCGACACCAGCCCGCCTAGCCAACAGCTGGTAGGACTCCAGCCCCGTGCGAGGATTAACAGGCACCCACACACCAGCGCGTGGAACACCCATATCTCGCAGACGCATAACACCGTCCTCGCCCAAGGCGAAGCAATCCCGCGCGCACTCCCGCATCACAGGACAGTCCCGGCATGCCTCCTCAACCGCCCTCGCTCGATACTTTTTAGGTACTCTCTCAAGAGCCTCGACGAAACCTAGTCGCCCGGCACATTTCGCCTTATCACGCCAAAACCGATCCATAATGATTCACACCACCTAATTTCGACACTATGACACATGTAGCCACCAGGCGGTCAACAACCCCCAGGACCAGGTCGGCCAGCCCGCACACCATGCCTCCCACAGCCACGACTAGGAGGAAGCTAAGAGCAGCAGCAGTCATGATTCCCCCTCGCAGACTTCGACGTCCCCGTGGATACGCGCGTTGCCGTACACGCGGGCATCACCGAAGACGCAGGCGGAGTCGTACACGCGGGCGGAGTCGTGCACCCACGCATGCCCGTACACGCGGGCGGAGTCGTACACCCAGGCATCACCGAAGACGCAGGCATCGTCGAATACCCACGCACCGAAACTCGCATCAAGATTCGCAGTGGACTCCACAAAACCGCCAAGATCGCCGGCGTGGACAACCTTGTTAATGTCCTTCAACGCGCGGATACGGTGCAGGGTATGCCCGCGCACCTCGATAGTCTCATCCGTCAACTCGTAGAAAAGGCCAGTGTTTTCACTCATCGCCATCACTCCACTCCCATATAGGCGAGAAACCATTCGCGAACATCACTCTTCGCATACATGTTGATAGGCCCATGCAGACCGAACTCATCACCGATTAGGTTTGCGGGGCCATCATAGGTGTACACGTACGGTGCAGAATCACTGCTCACTGTCCGCACCTCCCACACGCCGGGTAGGTAGACTCTCAGCGAGACGGTCTAGCCCCTTCGGAGTCACCCGCACAGTAGGTGCAGGAACAAACGACTCACCGTTAGGCCGCCACCGCGGCATATTCACCTTCACCGCCAAGTAGCCACGCTCAACCGCATACTGCATAGGCTCCCAATAGCCGTGGCAGTGAGTCGTCCAGCCGAGCTCCTGCATCATCTTGAACAGGCGATCACGGCCAGTATCAACACCCCTACGAGAGTTCAACGCTTTAGCAGTATCCGCCACACTCATATCGCCGGAAGACTCGCAGAACGTCTCCCACGCCCCCGCCCTCGGAGCAAGCTCTTTTATCTGCTGATCTTTCTCCTCCAGCATGTTCTGAGCCTCAATCAACGCGCGGGCCACAAGCTCCGGCCCAGACAACGCCGGGACAGACAGCCGCTTCTCCATCTCAGAGAAAGCCCGCACAAGACGCTTCTTAAAATCACGCACAACATCGTTATTCCGCATGTAGGTCATGAGGAGGGTAGCCTGCTCATGATTAAGCAGCGCCACTTTTCGTTCTTGCACTCCACCAGCTGTTTTAAAGGGTTGCATCTCAAATGCGACCCTTCCGAACTCCTCAAAGTCCTTGATGTTGTTTTTGACAAGTTGTAGAACAGCTCGATGTTCATTACCTGTCCCGTCAGCGATCACCAGCGAGGTAGTGAAAGCATTACCTTGCTCATCGCGATCGACGAGCATAGAATGAGAGATAACGTTAATGTCTTGCATTAGATAGACTCCTTACTTTTGACTCCCTAGTTCCAGCTGGGGAGTTTTTCTTTACGCGGCTCGTATGTCTTGAAGGCTGTCGAGAACCAAAACCTTGTTTGGGCGCGCGTCTCTCGCACTCGATGAAGTACTGGCGAGCCTGCTTACCTAGAGGCGACCGTTGGATCATGCAGATCTCTTTAGCCATCTCCAACGAGATAATGTGATCAATACGAGGCCGACCACCAGCCTCAGAGGTTTTCCCCGATTTCGGGGTAAAGTCCTGACCAGCGATAAAGCCGTACTGGCACATATCTTTGAAACAGGTACTGTAGTCTTTCCCAATCTCTAGGAAAGCGTGGAGATCACGGCCGAGAACTGCCTGCGCCCCGTCGTTATTCTGAATTGGTATCAGCTCAGATTGAGCGCTAGCAGGTAAATTGGTAGCATTAGACATGATTCAACTCCTCACAGTTGAGTCCACGCTCAGGGCGGTCGCAGCCGCGCCTGGGCTCTTTTTATTTCCCCCATAATGTATAATTGATTTTACATTATTGCAAGTATGGAGCGGAGAAGAAACAACAATTGCTTTTACTTCTGACGGTTCACAATCTGGTAAACCGCAACCCGCGTCAAACCAGCCGCATGCGCGATATCCTCGCGGTTGACACCCGCTTTGAACGCCGCGACAATCGCCGCGTCCCGCTTCTCCTGTGCTCGCGTAATCTGCACAGTGGATTTCTTCACAGCTGCTAACAGACGCGCTGTTTCGTCGCGTTGCATACGTCGATTCTCCCACATCACGCAACGAGATCACCGCCCATCAACTTCCGCATAAAATACTGACGACCCTTGCCCGTAATCCGGGTAACCGTAGATACAAACGGCTCACGCCCAGCCGCCTGCATAACATGCTCAGTAACCTCGAACCATCCCCGCTCAATCGCATACTGAGTAGGCCTATTGCGATCAGAAGTTTTAGACGAGATCAGATAGCCATTGTTGCGGAACCACTCATACAGGCGTTTCTCCCCCGTCTCGTAGCCGTTCTGGCAGAGCTCCTTAGCGAACTCGCGGATAAGCATCGAACCTGAAGAGGCGGCCACAGCATCAGCAAAGAGCGCTTTCGGAGCCAACTCTCGGTTAGTAGCCTCAAGTTCGAGCTTCTGCTTCTCGGAAGCTAGCAGAGCCTCCAACGCCTCCACATAATTACCAGGAAGCTGGAACGCCTCCTGAATCTTCTCAGCCTGACGAGTACGGACAGCGAAGTACGCTTGAGCAGCAGCTACCTCATGCTTATTCGGGTCGCCATTCATCGCCACAAGATAAGCGGCAAAACGTGACAGATGGTAGTCCAGGCGAGGACGCCCGCCGTCAGATGGTTTTTCGGAGATCACCGAAAAACCGCTTTGACCTGTATTCGAGGCGGAAACTTCAGCACGCCTAGTGATTTTCAAGAAATCTTCCCAACGCACATACCCCATGAGCGGCATAAGGTCACGTGCAGACCAGTACTCAATACCTTCAGCAGAGGTACGTTTAATATCCTCAAACGGAGAACTGCCTGGTTGAGCTACATCAGGAAGATTGTTAGAATTATTCATGGTTCCGCTCCTTATCAAGCGAATCTGTGCGTCGGCTGGCCGTTACCAGACCGGCGCTTTTATTTACTAGGTTGTCGGCAATGCCGACCACCCTTCCGCGTTTCAAACGCGATAGGGCCGAACTCCTCGAAGTCGCTTGCATACGTCTTGGGAGTTTCTCTTTCACGCGGCCAACGCATCCGAGCGAATAATCATCGTGTCCAACGGACGATGCGTAATCTCCTTGAGCCGCATCAGAGTTTCGATGTTCGGAACAGTCTTGCCGAGCCGATAGTTGCGGATTGCTGAAGAAGTCTTTCCCACAGCTGCTCCGAGCTGTTCGTCACTTGTCAGCCCTTCACTCTTCCGCGCTGTGTCAAGCACGCTTGGATCGAGTCGGTATTCCATGTTTTTCACCTCCGATGTTTTTGTCTTTACATTCTGTTAGATACAGTAACACACTATTGTTTGAATAATGCAAGCGGAATTGCGAAATTTTTTAAATCAGCAGATAAAGTACTGTTAATATCTTGAACACACGCAAAATATGGCGTACCATTACATGCATGGACACAAGGGAATGGCTCAACAACGTAACGAACGGAGATTCGCTACGCACCATCGAGAAGAAAACCGGCGTATCTTACGGGACAATCAACTCACAGCGGACAACAGGGGTAAGCGCCGAAAACGTTATAGCTGTTGCACGCGGCTACGGGATACCCCCCGTAAGCGCTCTAGTAGTGACAGAATTTCTCACTCCAGCGGAAGTAGATAAGGGCGACCCCAAAGCTGCTATTCGCGATGCCACCGAAGAAGACCTAGCCGAAGAAGTGCTCCGCCGCATGAAGCTTCCCGGCGACCACCGGGAATTCACTACCCCGGTGGATGAGCTCATCGAAGAGCGTGGGAATGTTACACCCATGCGCCATACTGATGTTCTAGTCCCACTCCCCGACCTAGAAAACCTCGACTACGTCGCCCAACACGACACCAACCAGCCCACCAATGATGAGTGCGCAGAACACCACAACGGGCCTTCAACGCTTTAGCAGTATCCGCCACACTCATATCGCCGGAAGACTCGCAGAACGTCTCCCACGCCCCCGCTTTAGGGGTAAGCTCCTTCACCTTCGCCTGCTCATCCTTCAGCTGGTTAGCCAGGCTAATAATCGTGTCCGGGTTAAGGAGAACTTCCTCGATCTTCTCTGGAGTCAGATACCCACCATGCTTACGGATGGATGGGAGGACTTCCTCGAATATCCACTTTTCGAACTCAACAGCGGATGGGAGTTTGGAGTGTGCGATGAGACGGTATATGTCGCCTTCACCAATGAACCGTGCTTTCTGGGTACGCCCGAGGCTGTCAACGATGGGGTGGTGAAACGCCACCCCACGGCAATGCTGCTTGATAGCGTTCACAGTGTCGGCATAACCGAGCACAGTGGCTACATCTTTAGCGCAAAACACCGGAGTGCCTTTTTCGTCGTGCGTAGCGCGGATTGTGGTGTCTTTGAATACCAGTTGAGTCTGTCCAGAAAGATCGGTAAAATCGTTCATAGTAAGGACTTCTTTCCTTGTCTTTGCCCCCTGTTCCCTCCAGGGGGCTTTTCTTATTAGCGGGTGTATCGGCGGCGAAGTCTGATTTGGTCTTGAGGTACTTCGCGGCGGATGGTGACGAATGCATCGTCAAAGTCGATAGGAAAGTTGTTGAGTACTGACCCAATGAATCGCCTGAGGGTATAGAAGTGTTCCCACGGGTAGTCCAGGATGAGTCGGAGCCTGAGGAATTTGACCCTGAGCGTATGGCAGCCTGGCACGGCGAAACCGAGCTACCACCTGACGACCAGTTCAATGCATAAAGAAAGACCCACGGCCATAGCCGTGGGTCTCTTCTACATATGCAGCTAGCGGCTAGAGCGGCTGACCGTGGCAATCTCTGAACGGTGCACGTGCCATAAAGTTTCCAGCTCCGTCCGTCACTTCAACATCCATCAAACTGAAGTCTGGGTCTTTCGGCTCATAACCGCATCCGATGAGACGGCCAAAGTTATCGGCTGCATACTCCGCAATATCCTTATCGGTGTCGTGACCAATCTGCAGTCGCATTTCGACTGTGTAACGGTCAATAAAACCGAGCTTAGAGATCATGAACCCGTAGGAGAGTTCACCCATAGGTTTGCCGCTTTCACCACCATATGCCCTCCTGCAGTAGTTCCTAAGGTCTTTAGACGCGTTGTCGATTTTGACCTGTTCAGCGGCCTGTTGTTGCCTATCTTCTTCCTCCCACTTTGGCCCATTCACGAAAATCACAATGCCAATAATGAGGATGATTACGGCGAAGATCAACCAGCCTATGGCCTTCTTCTTACGGCGTTTCTTGTCCTCTTCTTTGCGTTCCTGGGGGGTGAGGCTTGCGCGGCGTTCCTTCTCCTTACGCCTATATTCTTCAGCCTCTTTTCTCTTTTGCTCTTCAGCCGCCATTTTCTTTTCAACGTTTTGGCGGGCTTTGATGTCTTTCTCTATTTTCCTCTCACGGAGGCTCATGGAATCACCTGTTTCGGGAGCGGTCTTTGCTTCTACCGTATACCGGATGTGCAACACGGGAGGGGGATTGTGTTTGGGATCGTGTTACAGCCCGCGTCTATTCTCGAACACATGTTTGATGTGGAGGATTTCGCCTGTTCATTGGGCATAAAGGTTGTGGAGTCGTCTAAGGCTAGGTTTGGCTACTTTTGCCGCGATACTGGCACGATTGTGGTGCCTACTGGTGTGCCAGCCCGTCTGCGTCGGAGCATGATCGCACATGAATTAGGGCACGCTGTCTACGGGCACACTGTGAGTGACGCTAAATCGGAAAGGCAGGCGGATGAGTACGCCGCACGGCTGTTGATCACGGAGAAGGAATACCGGCGGGCGGAAACCATGTTTGGGCAGGATGTGGACACGCTCGCCTACGAACTGAACGTGACACCCTCGCTCATCATTGCGTGGCGTGAACAATTCTCAGAGACACGGTGCCAATGATTCCTGAGAAAAACCATAAGAGATTCTCAGTTATGCTATAATTTTTCTTAGAAATCCTAGTTACTTAACGAAAGGCCATCACCCACATGGGGCGGTGGCCTTTACCCATACTTAGAAGGAAAAATTAGCGATGACTGATAAAAACGGTTACACGCCGTATTTCTACAGCAGCAATGCTGATCTTATCGGCGGATTTCGTGAGTTAGTATCCGGCGTTCCCCGCTACACCAAGGCCGGAAACATTTTCGCCCGCGATCTCGGAGATGTCGCCATGATGGCACTGAACAGTGTGCCTGAGACCGCAAAGCTCGTATCTGGCCATATGGAGAACCGCGGTATTCGCCGCCCCATTGTCGAATTCGTCAATGATATGCGTGCGCTGAACACTACTGACCGCCTTATGCTGCGCTATGCGAACTCATGGTCGGCGGCTGCTGTTTGGGGTATTCATAACCTGTACCTAGCCTGGTGGGATTCCTACGTGGGTTCCCCGCGCACCATGTACAGCATGATTAATCTTGCTAAGTCCTTGAATGTGTTTAAGGATCCCCGCCCGTTCATGGATGCGGTTATCGGCGCGATTCGTCTTGTCTTCTTCCGTAACCCCAAGGCCAATATTGACCGCGCCATTTTCGACTACTTCAATGGCTTTGTTTATGGCCTTGCTTTCGCCTTCCGTGAGTGGGCTGACCAGGCGGGCTTCTATGTGGTGAACCGTGGCCGCTCGCTGGTGGGACTTCCTCCGGTGGAGCCTCATACCCCGGTGCGTGCCCGGGATCGCCAGGTGCCGCGTTTCTGGAAGGAAATGTTCATGCCGCTCGTAGGCGATCGTGTCGTCAACAACTACTAACTGTAATCTATTCGTTTTTAATCTAAGGAAACACCATAATGGCTAACGAAATCACCCCCGCTGAGGGCGCTAAGACTATCGCACTCTATAAGCTCCCGTTCATCTCCCAGATTGCTGATTGGGCTGCAAAGAAAAAAAAGCTCGCCTCTGTCAACGATCTACCCGCCTTTGCAGTAGGACAGGTGAAGGAACTCAAAGACCTGGTTATCTCCGCTGTGCGTAAACCCTCTATCCCCACCATTCGCCCCGCCCTGGAAAAATTCCTCAAGACTAGCTATAACCCGTTTACCGAGGTTGCTATCTTTATCGGCCTGGCTGGCTACCTGTTCGGCGGATTCAAGGGCGCTAACAAGCTCAACAAGCTTCCCATTGATAAGGTCGGCGGGCTGATCACCAAACTGGTGAAGTACCTCCCCATGATCGCCAAAGTAGCCGGCAACTCCCGCGGCATCGTAGAGAAGATTCTGAAGGTGGTGAAGTAGACGATGGAGCTTATTCCCTCTGTCGATAAGTGGGTAGCCGACCATCTCGTCAAGTTTTCTGCTGAGAATCCCGAGTTCGGTATTAAAGGCTCAGATTCGGATGTGGACGCTTTCCTGAAGGTCGCTAAAAAGCTCGCTGAATTCGCTAAGACCCTCCCTACCTCTGCAAAGAACCCGGACAAGCTGATCTCCGATCTCCTGGACTATGCGTTTGCCTCTCTCGGAAACAGGTGGCTTATCCCGGCTATCTACTATGTCGCCATTCGCGAGGTTATTAGCAAGACCTTCGGAAACGATGGCGTGGTGAAGATCTTCAACTGTGCTAAAGACGTTCTGTCGGAGCGTATGGAAGAGTCGAAGCCAGCTAAGCAAGCCAAGTAGGTGAGGTGCAATAATGTCTCACATTTTGGATTACGAAGTGCCAGTAGACTACACGCCACTGGATGCCCTGGCGCGTATCTTCACCGATCACAAGCAGGACATGCGCAAAACCGACGTCTACAAGGGCAAAATCACTACCCCGCGTGACGTCACACACGCTATCGGTGTCGCAATCACGGAGGCGACCGAGGAATCTATCCACGAGATTCTAAACGGCCTTCCTATGCGCGTGGGATTCGTCTACAACGACATGTCCCAACGGCAAAACGAGGACTATAACTCGGTAACCACAGATCCGTTTGACGCGTACAGTATTGATGGTTTTCTGGTTATCCTGGCACGCGATATTGCGCACCTATCGGGCGCTATCAACGATCTAATGTTGTTGAAGGGGCGTGCGTGGAATGCCCTCATCTGGGGCGCGTGGACGAAGGTCAAGAAGGCCTGGCACGTTATCAACAATCCGAAACTATTGGTGGGTGTAGCCTATGCCGCCTGGCTGGAGTTTAAGAAGATTCAACGCTTTATCCTCTTCCGTAACCCCGGCGCTAACCTCATCTGCTCATGGCTCATGGTCATCGTGAACATTAAACGTGTATGGATCGTGGAAGCCTCCGCCCTCTACCACTCGATTCTGGATTACCTGAATATGGCGGATAAGAACCGCCAAATGATTCTCGGATTCCGCATCAACGTGCCCGGCATGGACGACAAACAACAGGACGGAATGCTAGCCCGAAAGATCAAGGCACGCATTGCCGCCGTTAAACGCATGTTGCGCCGGGCGTGGCATGAAGTCAGCTCGTATAGTCTCGGACGGTTCTTGCAGGATGTGTTCGGTACCGGTTCCAAGGTTACCCGTAGCGCCACCTATGAGGGGCTGTATAAGAATATGCGGTCTAAGCGGTATCGACTGTGGCAGGATTCCACCCGCTATCCGAATGCCTATAAGCATGGCGGGTCGTATAAGCAGGAAACCTACCGTCGTCCGACGATGGCATCTCTTAACGGTCGGATTGCGTATCCCTAATGGGTAAGGATGTTTTGGCTGGCGTGGATGGTGTCTTGGGGCAGTGTAATGCTGTTACTGAGGCACCCCCCGCCCGTACCCCACACCAGGTGTATAAGCCCTACATTACGGAGCCGTTCTGGGGCAACCACGCTAACCGGGTTCTGGCCTATCTCACCATGATGGGCGACCAATTCGACCGGGGTTTTTCCATCCCCGCTCAGTGGGGCCCGTGTGGCCGCCTGGATGTCAGCGTGATCGAGGCCGCGCCGGTATTGAATGCTAACCGGTGGAGTGTGAAACGCTGGGAGCTGGAGCAGCTGCACCGATTCTTCCTCCGCCTCTCACGCTCAACTAGCCGATTTGTTTTGCAGTCGATTGAGGCATTCCCACTGTTTCCGAATGTGAAAGTCTGGCTGCGCTATGGTGAGCGGCTGTTGATCTCTCGCATGGAGAGTGTGTGGAAGCTCCTTAAACCATTCGTGGAACCGATCTGGCGGGGGGCTAAATACCTCTACTACGGGTGGCTGTGTTTCTACCGGAAGCATATTCGGACTAGTCGTATTCTGGGTATCCCGTCGCTGGTTCCTGCTGCGCTGTCTCCCGCTAATCTGCGGTATACGATGCCGTATGAGTGGGATGGGCTTTGGTCTTCCTCGATGTCTTTGATCTCGGTTCTGTGGGTGGGCGTGCATCTACCGTTGCTTATTCCGCCTTTGGCTGGAATGGTCTGGTCTTATTTCCCACTAGCATTAGGGGTCATCATTTTTTTCGTGGGTTGGGCTGTTGCCCTGGTTTACGCCATCATTGCCGGTGTTATATGGGCGGTTGCAGCATACATCTTACTTGGTTCATCCTCGGCCGCGATTTTTGCACTGAACGAAGCCATCGGGAATGCAATAGCTGGGCTTATTGCTCCTATCTTTGGGCAGGCTGCGGTAACCGCTATACTAATTTACCTGGCACTGCTGGAATATGTACTATGGTTTGTTGTCAGTATTTATATCGGCAGTGTAGCAGGCCTTGTAACATTCTGGATTATCTTCCCGTGGTGGTTAGCAGCAGCCGCATTCTGGCTGACTGTAGGGCTCATTGTGTTTGGCGTAAGCTTCGTGCTCTTTGTCGCGGTTTTCGGCTCCCTCATTATGGTTCCCGTCCTGTTCCTCCTCTCTATCGCCCCCTTGTTCATCACTCAATTTGTTTTGTGTGGTGTGCGGCGGATTGAGGTGGAACGGTATGGCACTTTCGCCAATCCCTATTATTCGGACGCTAGGAAGGTGGTCTAAGTGGTTCGTGGCCCCGTGCCGAAAGAATCGTCGCAGGTAGCACGCCGTAACAATAAGGGTATGGAGCGGTTTCTTGAGGTTGAGCCGTGCTCGCAGCCTCCGCTTCCGGCTGGTACTGATCCGCGGGCGGTGGAGTGGTGGGAGTGCTGGCAGAATCATCCACTTTCGTCTAGTTTTACGATGTTGGAGTGGGAGACGTTGAAGCTGGCTGTGCCGTTCTATGTTGCTGGCTTGGATGGGGATTCGCGTGCGGCGGAAACGTTTATGAAACTCACGGCGAAGTTTGGTTTGACGACTGAGGATAGGTTGCGGCTGCGTATCACCACATCTGTTGCTAAACCGTCCCCGGCTGGTGGCATGGTGCGGAAAACATTATCGGCGGGTGTGAATGTCTAGGCGCTTACCGACACTGGGATGGGACGCAATCGACTTCATCGAGACTAAGTTGCTGCACCCCGATAACACAGGGCGTCCCTACACTCTCTACCCTGAGCAGAAAGACTTTATCCTGCGCTGGTATGCGGTGGATGACAGTAACCCTGAGCACCCTTCATTCGTGTACCGGCGCGGCTGTTTCATGCGGCCGCGTGGTTTCGGTAAATCACCCATGCTCGCTGCTATTTCCGCCTTTGAACTGTGTGGATCCTCCCGACCTACCAGGATTGATGAGGATGGGGGTATTTGGGCGCAACAGCACCCATTCCCACAAGTCACACTCGCGGCTGTGACGGAAACACAGTGCTGGAATACCTACCGCCCGCTTTTGGCTATGCTGCGTGACTCACCAGCCGAATCAGAGTTCGAACTACTGGTACAGGACTCCTACATTCTGTACCCGGCGACGAATGGTGTTATCGAGCGTGTCTCATCCTCACCAGACAGTGTGAAGGGTATCCGCTCAACCTTTACTATCTGCGATCAGACAGAAGTGTGGATGCCGAATAACCATGGTGACCGCCTCTTTGCCACCTTGCTTGCTAACGCTGGTAAATCCGGCTCACGTATCCTCGAATCTCCTAATGCTTATATTCCGTTGACTGACTCGGTTGCTGAAAAGTCAGCCCTCTACTATGCACAGTTACAGGAAAATAATGAGCCGGGGATCATGCTGTATGACCATCGTCCCGCACCGGCTGACACCGATATTTATGATCCTGAGTCGCTGCGTGAAGGCCTGATTTACGCCTATGGTGATGCGGCGGATGTGAACGGGGGGCATGTGGATATTAATGCGATTATGCAGACGGTGATGGATCCGGCGAAAGAGGTCAGTGAGTCACGCTCGGATTTTCTGAACCAGGTTGTTTCGCATTCGTCCTCCTATGTGACGGTTCAAGAATGGGATCGCGCTTACCAGCATGTGGACGTTGACAGTGTGAAGAGTATTGCCCTCGGATTCGACGGGTCTATCGGTAGGGCACATGGGCTGGCTGACTCTACCGCCCTGGTGGCGATTTCCCTGGACACGGCACACCCGATTGTTTTTCCGCTGGGAGTCTGGGAGCAACCGCGCGATGTGCGAGGCTGGGTGCCGCCCCGTGAAGAGATCGTCAACTGTATCGATAGGGCATTTCAAAAATATGATGTGAAAGCCTTTTTCGCTGATCCCCACGGCTGGGAGGAAACACTCATCAATATCGGTAACCGCTATTCGAAGCAGCTAAAGGTGAAGGCGTCCAGTAGTAGCCCGGTTCTGTTTGCCACGTGGAAGACGCGTGTGTTGGCCGCGAATTTGGAGGAAATGCACGGGGCGATTACCCGTGGTGAGCTATTCCAGAACGGTAACGAGACCTTGCGTGAGCACATGATGAATACGATGAGGAAGCCAACCAGGGACGGTTATTTGCTGGCTAAACCCCATCCAGACAGGAAAATCGACTGCGTATACGCCATGCTGCTCGCTTTTATCGCCCGCAAATACTTGTTGACGCACAATATTGAGCTTTCGCAGAGGAAAGCGAGAAAGGGTAGTTATGTATCCCTACCGGACTAACCAAATGGGCGAACTGCGTGCCATCGTGGACGACCAGGACGCTGATCTGATTGAGCATCTTGTCGCTGACATGGTGGCTGATTCTGGCCGCCTGCACACTGTGAGCTCTTACTATGAGGGAACCTACCGGCCTAAAGGCTTGAATGTGAGTATCCCGAAAAAGCTGATGCACCTGATTAACTCTGGTCTCGGATGGGGGAAAATCATTGTTGATACCCTGGCTGAGCGGTTGGTTATTTATGATGTGCAGGGGGTGGATTTGGAGGGTGTTATTCCGTTTGAGCGGTTGCGGAATGTGGCTGTGAGGTTGCATACGGAGATTTTGCGCTACGGGCGCGCCTATCTTTTGGTTAGTGCTCATCCTGAGACCGGTAAACCCGTCCTAACAGTACGCACACCCCTTAACACGGCTGCCCTGGTAGACCAGTCCACCGGGCGGGTCACTCACGGTGTGAGTATTGAGCAGGACTATAAGGGCACCGAGTACGCGTCTGTTTACCTGCCTGGCAAGGTTGTCGCGTTGGAGCGGGAAAAGACCGGTGAACACTTCCACATCGTGGACACGATGGACAGCACGGTTATGCCGCTGATCGCATTCTCGAATGTGGGGGATGTGTCAGAAATCAGTCCATCGATTCAGTCATTGATGGATATGGCGTCGACCAGCCTTGTCTACGCGAAACTGAATGAAGAGTTCTTTAGCTTTCCGCAACGCTATGTGCTGGGGGTCGATGAGGACACGTTCCGTGACGCTAATACTGGTGAGCCGATCTCGAAGTGGAAAGCCCGTATAGATTCACTGTTTATTCTGGAGCGGTCGGAGTCTGGTAATAATCCTGAGGTGGGGGAGTTTAAGACTAACCTCTCGGATGGTTATATGCGGATGGTGGAGTATCTCTCCAGTCAGGTTGCGGCTGAGGCTGGGTTACCTGCCACCTATTTTGGGATTAGCACTCAGCAAGCCCTCTCAGCTGAAGCTATTGAGAAAATGGAGAATCGGCTGGTACGTAAAGCCTTGACGCGCCGTGATCTCTGGTCTATCCCGTGGGCTTACACTATTGAGACTATTGCGAAACTGGCTGGTGTCACCCCGTCTGGACAGATCAGTGTGATGTGGGGGTCGCCTCGTAACCCCTCCTTGGGTGCTACGGCGGATGCCGTGGTGAAACTGGTGGGTGCTGGAGTATTGCCGGCTACCTCTAACGCTGTCCTGCAGTTACTCAACATTGATACTGAACTGCAGGGTGAACTGCGTACGGAGCAGCAGGCCGCGTCCGCAATGTCGAATCTAGACCGTGTCCTCGGGGCACTCAACGAAGGCGAATAATGTTCACCCCGGACGATGTATGGGATAACCCCGCCATTGCCCAATATAAACGGCGAATGGAGGGGGTAGAACGATTCCTCAAGAAAACAACCAGGAAACCAGTGTGGGGGAAACTAGAGACGGTTGATGATGTGTTGGAGGTTGCGGAACCGATCATCCGCGCCGGGGTGGACACTAACGTCCTGGTTGATTCAGCAACATTGGGGGAAATGTATGGTCTGAATTATCCCACTACGGTGCCACAGGACGTGTACAAGCGGGGGGTTGACAAGGCGGTTAGGGATTCTCGGCATTTCCTCGATGAGGATAATAAGCGGGCGTTTGTTGAGGCTGTGATCGAGGATTCGGTGCATAATGTGTCTGCTCGTGTCCGCTGGCAGACGCTTGACGCTAACCGGAGGAAGATTTTCCGTTATAGGCAGTCGCAGTTTCTTATTGTCCCGTCTATTGATGCCTGCGAGTTTTGTCGAACGTGCTCTGAGCAGTTGCTGCATAATCCTCGATGGTCTGGGCATGTGCATTGTCATTGTAAGACTTTGCCGTTGCTTATTGATTCTTAAATGAATCCTGAGTGTTTCTTAATTTAGTGTGTGATTTATTGTAGAATTAGTCTAGAAGTGGATGTTTTCACAGAAGGCGACCTGCGGTAATAATGACTAAGTCGGGAAACAGCGGTATCAAGCATGACAAGGATTCTCAGTTTTCTCAGGAATTCGAGGGTGGGGCAGCTGGCGAGGTTGGCGGTTGCGAGAATCCGGAAGTTGATTCCTCCGTTGCGGATGTCTCCGGAGGACAAGACGACGGTTGCGGTGGGGGTGACGCTGGCTCATTTGGTGAAGCGCGGTCTGGAGATTCTAGCCGTAACGGTGGCGACGCTTGTGCTGATCGGTCTAGCAGCAATGGCAGTGGCAGCCGTGATGGCGATTCATCTACTGCTCATGCCTCTGCGGATCTTCCTGGCAGTGGCAGCCGTGGTGGCGTTGAATTCGGTTCTGACGCTGCCTCTTCAGACGTTCCTGTTCTACCTCCTGACGCTGCTGCGGATAACAACGATATACGACGAAATACTACTCAACTTGCTGTACCTCTTGGAAGCAGTAGTGCTGATGCTGACGCCGTTCTTCCGCCTATACGGCCTGGGAGTGATACTGCTTCTCCCATGGTTAACTGCTCAGACGGCCAAACAAACAGCCCTGTGGGATATGGTTCTTCGTCTGCGGATCGTGACCATTCCAGTGAAGATGCTGATCCCCGTAGTATCGATTCCCGTGGCACTGGCGCGCATTCAGTTCTGGACGATCATAGTGATAATAATAGCGCTGATCTAATTACTCGATCTATTGGTGACTCTTCTGTAACTGATTGGGAGTCACGCTATAAGCGGCTTCTCATAGCTAATGAAGAGCATGTACCCATGGAGCTGTTGCCTGATTCTCGTAATGAGAGTGTGTTGCGTGACTACGCACGGCGGTTACGCATGTTTGCTGAGGAATCCCACACCGGGGGGCATGTTGACAGGGTGCAGCAGGCAGCCTCAACGCCCTCCTATCGTTCCGTAAATGATATGGCTAACAATCTTTTTAAGCTTTTGCGGAGCGGATAACTAAGACTTACCAGCGTTTAGAAAAAACAAATTACGAAAGGTACTAACAATGGCTGACACGATTACTCCCGCCACCTCACGGCATGTTGAGCCGGATGTGAATATGCAGGATCTGCTCAAACTGGGCAGCTCCTACGGAAACAATAGCGTTCTACCACTCTTCGCAATGGTCAACGCCGCACAACAACGCACCTCCGTCTTGCAGCAGATTTCCCCCAATTACCCCATGACTCTAGGTGACAACTTCATTATGGATTCGATTGAGTCCACCGCCTATGTTGTCGGCGAAAACAACTGCAAGATTGCTTCTCCCGGTCAGGAGTTGGGTGGCCGTTCTATCCGCCCGTTCAAGATCGCGGCTGGTATCCAGTACAGCATGGAGGATGAGTTGCGGGGCGGCGAAATGCTCATGCAGAATATCGTCACCTCGCTGGCTTCCTCCATTGCTAAGCAAATCGATATGGCCGGTATCCTCGGTCGCCAATTGTCTAGCGGTGAAGTCCTGGAGAACAGTAACGTCCAGTCGATTGCCCAGCACTCCACCCGCCTGAATGTGTCGGAGAAGACTCCGGCGGATGAGACCCTTTTCGAGGCAGCTGAAATCGTCACCAGCAACGGGTTTACTCCTAATGGTCTGATTGCTACCCCTGCACTGCAGGCGGCTTTGCTTGGCCAGCGTGATAAGAATGGTCAGCGCATCTACGGTGACGGTACCGTTCTTGGAGGCAATTTCGGCTCCATTGTTGGCCTTCCCCAAACTATCGTCACCAGCAACTTTACTGGTAATGGTATTGATGGCGGGGATATTAACCCGGATCATGTGATCGGCATTGTTGGCGACTTTAGCCAGATTGTTTTCGGCACGGTCGATATTGATAGCTGGTCGTACCGTCGCTTCGATTGTGGCGACCCGTTCGGCATGGGCTATGACTTGGCACTGCGTAACCAGGTTGCGCTGCGTCTAGAAACCGTTGTGGGCGTGGGTGTTATCAATGATGGTGCCTTTGTGACTATTGCTGCGCCTGGTACCCCGGTTAATCCGCCTAAGCAGACTAATAAGCGGGCACTCTAGGCGGTAACCGATGCTACTGCACTTGTACAGTCTGAAGCGGGTCGCATCGATGACCCTAGGGGACACATGTAATTGTGATAATGAAGAGTCACTTCATGAGGCTAAGAAACGGCTCATGCCCTACCTTGACCGGGTAGTGGCGGAGGCTGAGACTGTCGCCCCGTGTTTAGCGAGTATCCCTTCATTGTCTAAGTCTCAGCGTGTGTTGGCCTCGGGGATTATCGAGGATGCGGCGATTCGACTGTATAAGCGAGACAGTATGGTGGCGTCCAATGCGGCGGCTGTGCAGTCACAGACAGTGGGGGAGTATACCGTTTCGTTTGATGCGGCTAGGCCTCTGCTGGGTTTCTCGTCGTCTGGCAGCGTGTTCAACGCGGGTGAGAGGAAGCAACTACGCAGGCTGTGTGGTGGCTGTTCCTCGAATGCTTACACGGTGTCAATGATTGGGGACGGTGGCTGCGATGAGGGCTGCACTAGGTGTAGGGAGTGCCCATGATATTCCCTGTTACTTATCCGGCGGTGCTGGCTAGGCGGCGTTACGTGGGGGCTGATTGCCACGGCAATGACCTTTACGAGACGTCTAGAGAGAAGATCTGTTTGATGGGTGTTACCCAAACCTGCTCCGAAAGGGAGGATACGGACGGTAACACCTACACCAGTACTGTGAAGCTCTATCTCCCAGCCTGCGTCAAGGATATTAAACCCTACGATGTCATCACTGTGGATGGTGAGACAGTGTTCACGATTCGTGAATACCCGAAACAGTACAGGTCACCATGGCCGTCACTGCCACTGGGTGAAGCCCCCGGGCAAGTCGTCTACGGGGTGAGGAAAACAACATGAGTTTTATGGAACTTGAGCGCATGGTGTTCAACTCAGATGCGTACAGGGCGATTCTCTGCTCGGACGGTATGCGGAATCTAGTGGAGGACGCTACCGGCATGATGGCTGCTGAGGTAGGTGATTCAGCCCCCTACTACACGCAGAATCCGATTCTGCAGGGTGGTGGGCAGCGTCAACGCTGGAGGCAGTCTATTAACGCCACCGGTAAGGACGGCATGTGGGCGGAGTCTAAGGCGGCTCTCCTGCGTGCTATGGAGACGATGGCAGCAGGTGGTGGACAGTGACCGAGCGCAGTCTAGGCAGAATCTCTGTTACTCCTGTTGATGTTGAATCCATCCTTGTCGAGTATCTGCGTGACACGCTCAATATGAAGGTGTCCACCATGTACCCGAAAGACATCACACCGGAGAATGTGGAGCCATTCATCGTGCTGTCGACGGTGAGTTCCACCATTAAGAATGTGGTGGTGCAGCGGACGATTCTGCACGTTGATTGTTTCGCAGGCTCTACCGTGGATGCTTTCGATTTGGCGGCGAAAACGGCTGCTTTGCTCACCTCCTATAACCGTGTTCACTGCAGGATTGAGCAGGAGCCGATACCGGTAGGCAGGACGATTGACACCACCTGTGCGTGTTGTGCTCTGCAAGTAGCAGTGACGGTTAAGGCTCGCACCACTGAGTTTCAGCGATCAACAGATTTAGTTAGTTAGGAATTAGAACAATGCCATTGAAAACCAATATCGACGGGGTGACCGAGTTCCGAGACTCGAAAGGTAACCCCTCCAACATTCTGGTAGCCAACCCTAATACGGGTGGGTGTGCCTGGGTCGCCCCCATGGATTGCGACATGACTCTGGCAGAGATTAAGGCTATGCAGATTCCGGAGAACTTCTCCTGCCTCGGATACATTTCCGAGGACGGTGTGAAGATCACTGAAGATCACAAGGGTGATGATCTGCATGCGTTTGGCGGGTCTGTCGTGCGTACTATCTTCTCCGATTACACGCTCACTCTGGGTGTGTCTTTCCTTGAGTATTATCGTCCTGAAGTTCAGGCGATTGTGCGGGGGAAAGGTAATGTGAGCTGGGAGGATGACGGCGAAAACCTGGAAATGGTGATTAAACACAATAGCCGTCAACGTTCCCGCTTCCAGTTCATCTTCGACATGATCGACGGTGAACTCGGGGATGATGGGCACGTCCGCCTATGGCTGCCTAACTGCATGGTGACGGATATTAGTGACACGACGTTTAGTCACAGTGACGCTACTGTTATTGAGGCTACCCTCACCGTATACCCACACCAGTGCAGTGGAGTCAACATGTACGAAATCGACTCCCGTACGAATGCTGTTCTTGAGTGCAAGTGCCCTGAACGATAAGAAAGGAACCTCATGGCCGCTAAGAAAACCCCGGTAAAAAAGACTCACCGCTACGAGTGCAAGCCCGTCGACGGTAACGCCTCCACCTTCACTTTCGTGGGATTAGACGGGACAGAGGTCGAGGTTCCCCGCCTGGCTTTCATCCCTGCCTCATATTTGACGAATTTGGATGTGGAGAATGCGGCGGAAATGCAGATTCTGCTGACTGATATTGCTGGTGAAAAGACTGCTGACTATATCGCCTCGTTGCCGCTGGTGTATATGCAGCAGTTCTTTGAAGCTTGGAATGCTGACAGTGAGGATTTACTGGGAAAATAGGTTTCCTTATGCGGCTGCTGGATGATGTGGAGCTGCGTGGGATGCTGACCGCTGACCTATTGGATATCGGTATTCACCTTGAAGAAGTGCCTTATGAGGATTGCAATTGGCCGGAGCTTTGGGCGTTCGTGGCGTATTCTCAGCCCCGGCATCGCATCTTCAGTAAGGTGCACACGAGTTGTGAGGATTGGCAGGGGGCAATGATGTGGACTAGTCCGATGATGACGAATCAACTGCTTTCTGCCATTCTTCATTCCTCCCTGGTCTCTCTGTGGGCTAAGGGCGGGGGTAAAGGGGCTAAGCCTAAGCCGATTGAGACTCCGTTTAGCGGTAAGAATACGGGCGGTCGGACTGTTAAAGGCCGCGTGATGAGTGGCACTGATCTTATGAAGGCCTTGTATCCCGGGATGGAGGTTGAATAATGGCTAACGTGACAAGCAAGGATATTGGTCTTGCTTTTGTGAAGATTCAGCCTTCTATGGAGGGTTTCGCGCCGGCGTTGAAGCGTGGTGTTGGTGAGGCGCTGGGTGAGGTTAACGCGTCGGCTGGTGAGCATGGTGAAGGCCTAGCCAAAGAATATGGTGCTGGTGCCGAAAAGGCGATGCCAGGCGCCCTCGCCGCTGTCGGCGGCAAGATGAAATCCTCCCTCGGAGAGACACTCAAAGACGTAGCACATTCAGCCGGAATCCTGGGTGCTGGTGCCATGATCGCTGAGACTGTGGGGGAGGGGTTGAAAGGCGCGGTAGAGCGCTACAAGACACGTAACCTTTTTGAACTCCAGTTAAAGGGGATGGGGTATTCCAAGGCTAATGTGCAGCGAGTCGCTGATACTGTTCTGGATTCTGTGCGCGGTACACAGTTCAAAATCCAGGATGCCATGAAGGTGAGTAACCAATACCTCATGTCTGGTGGCGCGGTATCTGGGCTGGAACGGTATATGAGTGTTGTCAAGAATATGGCGACGTCTGCTAACCGGTCTATCGAGGATATTGGTGATGCTCTGATCTCTGCTAACGCTAGTGGAGCGATGACGGGCGATACGATGGAGCGCCTGCAGGAACGCGGTATCGCAGCCAGGCAGGTTATCGCGCAGCATTTCAATATGAGTCTTGATGAGGTTGATAAGGCTGTACGCGCTCGGACGATTAGTTTTGATCAGTTCCTTGAGGCGATGGCGTCTGACCCTAAGTATGCAAATATTGCTAACACGGTTGGCGGCTCCTTTGAGGCGAATATAGGCAACATTAAGTCTCGCTTGGCTGAGCTTCTCGAAAATATGGTTCGCCCGATGTTGGATTGGGTGTCGGCTAAAATGCCGATGATTCTTAACCAGTTGAGTAGCGTCAATAAGTACTTTGAATCGCATCGTGAGCAGCTGAAAGTTATTGTGCACCTGTTGGCCTTTATGGCTGCTATGAATCCGTTTAACAAGCTTATGGGGCAGGCTTGGGCGTTTATTAAGTCACTGAATGAGGTACGTAAGAGAACGCTTGAGCAGATCGAGGCATCCTCTATCCTCCGATACCGTAACGGCGTGCTGGCTAAGTCATTCCAGGTTGTCGCATTCACAGCTAATACTGTGGGTAAGGCAATGTGGGGGGTAGTGAAGTCAGTCGGCCCGCTATTAATCTTTGATGTGCTCACGCGGCTGGTTATGGAGTTGGATAAGCGTTTCCACTTCCTCGGCAAGGTATCAAAGTGGGTAGCTGACCGTATCTCAGACGTTGTTAATGTTGTTGTAGAGCTTGTCGAGTGGTTGCAAAAACTCATCGATAAGTTCAATAACTGGCTCTATGTCAAGAGTCACGGGAAGCACGGCTACAAGGGGTCTAAGCATTACAAGCCGCAGCGTTCCAGTTCTAGGAAGGCCTCTACGGCTGAGCCGACTTTCCAGGGTCGCCAACCGGAGAGTTACACGCCTGCGTCAATGCCTGTTTCAGGTGTGGAAGAAAAAGCAGCTTCTGCGAGTAAGGCTGCTACAAAGTCGGCTAAAAAGTCCCAGAAGTATACTGAGCAGGCCGCTAAGAAACAACAGAAAGAAGCAGGGAAAGCAAACCGTGAAGCCGAAAAGGAACGAGAGCGCGCTGAAAAGACCGAACAGGAGGCTGAAGAAGAACAGAAAAAGCGAGAAAAAGAACAGTATGAGCAGGTAGACAAGTACGCCAATAAGTCGTTGGATGCGGTGCAGTTTGCCTCCCAACAGGCCTCCACATTGGCACAGCCGTTTATCACGTCTAAGGGCGGTAAGGCTCTCGCACAGTCACTGTCGACACAGGTGAGCGGCATGTTTGGTATGGCTCACTCTGCCATGAATCTGGTGAAACTGTATGAGGATCCGGCTGGCTACATTATGGATTTGGCTAACGCTGGCTGGCAGATGGTGACGCAACGCGCTAATGCGGCTGTGCAGGCTTTCGGCGGCGGCGTATCCGAGGTGAATAAGGCCGGGTACAACCTGGCTAAAGACGCTCTGCACGTGAATGAGCTTGAAACACTCGGGCTGGCAGACAAAGTCGTGTCCTCGTTGCCTGACGCGGGTCAGATTGTGACTGCTGTGGGGAATGTGGGATCAGCGTACAGTGACCGTTTCACCAGCTCTGACATGTTCCAGAAATCCGCTAAGGCAATGCTTAGGCCAATCGTTGTCAATGGTTACTCCAGTAACGACGTTGCAGATAAGATTGATCAACAGCAGCGGCGGATGAATGCACAGTATGCAGGGGTGATGGCGTAATGGCGCGCGGTATTGAAATCATTCTGGTTGGAGCGGATGACAGTGTGTATCGTATCCACCGTTCATTGCCCTTGTACCCGGATTCCCCTAAGGAAACTAAGTGCAGTTTCCACGTTGATCTAGCTGAAAGCCCTATGGGTTTCCTTATGCCGCCTATGACCGGAATTGTGGAGGATAAGCAGTCGTCGTATCAGTTGGAGCGGTGTATTCAGCGTGTTGAGGTGGGGAAGCGGAAGCTCACTCTGCAGTTGAATGTGTTGCCTGAATGCGATGACGTGGCATTTTTTGATGTGAAGCATAAGCTGGAGCGGGCGTTTACTTTCCAGACTGATAAGAATGACCCAGACTCGCATCTAGCGCGCCTGATTGTGCGATCGGGTGATACTGATAAGCCTGAGGAACTTCAGTCCCGCTATATCGAGGTTTCGTTAGAGAAGCCGGTTGAGTGGAGTGAAAAGTTTGATCTTGTGAACTCGGATGGCTGGGTAGCTGTCGTGTCACTCTACGGTTCACCATTCTGGATGGAGACTAAGCCACGCACCGCCTATGCCCTGTCTGCACAGTTTGAGAAAAAGAATGCCCGATTGACTGTCATCGTGGAGAACCCAGGGGATGTGGCTGTGCCACTCACGTGGACTTTCGAGGGGATTAAAGGCAAAGGCGCGGGGGCATCCTATTCTATCCCGGATGTGAAGCTGATCGGCGGTAGGTTTAACCGCGTTATTGACACTAGGCAGCGCCTGTTGACTACTCCTATGGTGCGTAACGATGAGAGTGTGGAGGTTTCCTCTGATAGGGATCGGCCTCCGATCATGTCGAGCAAGGGCAAAGAACGGTCTAGGGAGTTGCTCACGTTGAGCCATGGTACCTACCTGCGAAACAAGCTCCCAGAGTACACACAAGAAATCCCCTTGGGTGTGTCCTACCAGAAAAGCGGGGGGCTTAACATTCCACCGAAAACCATTAAATGTGAGTGGACTCCCATGTATTACGGGGCATGGTAATGACGATTCAAGACCAGCTACGCGAGTTGAAAGACCTCCAATCAACGCCACCCACAATACGGTTGTGGAATGGGAATATGGAGTTCATTTGCGGCGTCGACGACGACGTTAAAACCCAATTCGACTACCTGTGCAACGACACGGGTGTCGGGACGATCACACTGCGGCAAGGCTCCTATGCTTTCTCTGCAGTCTGTGATGAACTGTATTCCGGTCGGTATGAGGCGCTAATAGTAACCGTGGATCCCTATGGCCAGCCCGCGGATTGCAGATGGTCTGGCATGCTCGACAATTACGAATTGTCTGTCGGCGCTGAGGGCATGACAGAGCTAAAACTCACCTTCCTCAACGACTTCGAATACATTAAACGCACCATCGTCCCCAACCTCTCCGTGCTACCCACTTTCTGGCCGTTCCAGCCGCAAAAGAAGTGGATCGCCGGGGCATCCTCATGGCTCGTAGCCTTTTGCTGTGGCCTAGGAATGTTTGCCGGGTTCTCCGGTTATTCGAACGTATGGCAACGCTTCAAGACACTGTTCAGCCCTGAACGAGGACACATGAACGCGTATTCGGTGATTGAGGGGCTGACACAGTTCATTTTTAGGGAGCAACGCGACTACTACATTCAAGCACCAACATTTATTGAGTCCCTGTCGACGGGTGCCAGGTGGCGTGAAGTGGAGGGTGATTACTCCAGTATTTATGAGATGGTGAAGGACATTATCAACTTCGATAATGTTGTTGTCCAGGTTTACCGGCATCTCGAAGGCGACGAAACCATAGGCCGCACACATAACCTCAAACATGGCTGCATTGTCGTCAAGGTTGACCGTAAGCTACTCCCGTCCCGGTTGATTCAGATGAACGGACTTGTCACTGACACGGGTAACGCTGAGGGTTCAGGCCTTGTCTCCAACATTTTTGGCTCCCTCTGGTTTACCAGCCGTGAAGTCATTGAAGGCGTGTTAGGTCTTTTCCTGATTCATCCGAATGATGATGTGGTGACGGTTCAACTGTCGCATAACTACACGGGCGCATTCGACGGGACGCTGGAACGCCTAGGGGATGTGAAAACCTACCCGAGTGTTGTTTTCGAGTCCCACATGGACACTCAAGAGGTCTCTGCACTGAAGCTCTCTCAGAGTACCCCTAAAAGCGTGAGTGTCTTTACTAAGGGCAAAGTAGGGAGTGTTTTAAACCTCTTCTATGCCTTCCTGCGGCTCGTTTACGACACCATTGGGCAGTTAGTCTTCCTCATCCCCTTAGGCTCTCTCATCGTTGATCTGATCGAGCCTGTACTGCAGCGGATCAGTAACCCGCGTCCCCGCTGGAATTTTACTGACCGCAAATACTATTACAGCCCGACCTTGTACCCGACCGCCTTCCAACCCTTGGACGGCATGCTATTCGGTGTCCAGCAAGCCAGTAACCGGCGTAAAGCCTACATGGATACCTCCGAGGCGTCCTCCCATGATTTCAATGTGAGTAACAGCCCCTTCGTCCCCTTCTGGCATTTCGGCCTAGGCACGTCTGTCGGCTGCGAAATCGTCCTTGAGAGGCAGGCGGAATCTAACCGGCTCATTGATGGGCATTTGTGGCTTGGTAGGGTGTCATCGATCAAGGTGGCGACCCCGGCGAAGGGGAAAAGTATCTACCAGGTCAGCGTGAAAACCGACTCATCTAAGCGCGGTAGGGACTTTAACGCCATGATGGTTAATCAAGTGAATATCATGACTCGCGCTTTGAAGCGTGCTTTGCTGCTCTAAGGAGGAACATTGTTTAACGGTACCCACCAGTCACAGTGCGATATGCAGAATCCGCAGGAAATGATGCTATGGGCGCTTAATTCCCCGATCCCTGAGTTCAACAGTGATGGTTTCCCTGTCTTTGATGAACAGACCGCTCGCATGATTTCCGTGCATCTTTACCAGTGCGGATTTAGGTATATGCCGGGGGAGCAGAACCGCCTGCAGTCTGTCGCGGATGACGGGTCGATCGTGTGGACTGATAATAAGCCGCTGAATCCTGAGAATCATAAGAAAAATATTGAAAACGTTGTGAAGGCTGCTAAACAGCAAGGCAACGATGAACTCTTGAATATTCTCGCAGGTAAACTCGCTGGACTAGCCAAAGATATTACCGCTGAACTGGACAAAAACTAGGGGCTCTCCCCTTAGTTCATGCTAAAATAGTCTTATAAATTAACTAAGTTTTTGGATAAGAGGAAAGGGCTGGATATGACCACTCCCGCACCGGTGAATGACAATAACGAGCTTGAGGCACCTGATTTTCGTGAGATCGTCGCAAAGATGACTGAGTTCGCGGGCGCTGCCCAGCGTATCCTGCAGCGAGTCTCGAATGAGTGCTTCGATTCTGAAGGAAAACTTGATACTACGCGCCTGTTGATGCTGATCCCCTCAGTGCTTGCTGAACTGAAGAAGTAGAGTCGCAGGCTAGCAGATGGAAAAGGGCCGTTGCACCACTTTCGCGCATGAGGTGCAACGTCCCCACTTTTATATGGATATATGGAGGTGAAAAATGGATCCAACCTCGTCCGCAGCACTCGCCATCTCAGGCATCATCCTGCTAGCGATTGTTGCCCTGATTTGTGGTGAGGCGATTTTCTCGAATATGAGAGCGCGTGAATTCGGCCGTAAGAATTGGTCGCAGATCGTCGATAACCTGCAGGAACAGTTAGACAACCAGTTAAATACGATTAAAGAGCTTGAGGAAAATAACGGGAGTTTATCCCAAAAAATTACTGCTTTAGAAGCCTCGGATAAGGCCAGAGACAACGAAATTAACCGTTTAAAAACCCTCGTAGATACACAGAATACACAGTTAGACGCTCAGGGAAATGAGATCGTCAAACTCTCAAAACTACTGACTAAAGCCCTTAAACATATTAAAGCATTCATTGATTGGAGTGTGGATCGTGTGGGAGAACCTCCGTCAATTGATCCGGAAATTTTGGAGCGGCTCCATGGCCTCTGAGAAAGTCCTCCCGTACTCTCGGGAGCACGTTAAACAAGATACTTACTATTATTGCGGCCCTGCGTCCTGCCAGACGGTGATTCTCGGGGCTACTGGCCATATTGTGGCGGAGCATGATCTAGCCGGCGAACTCCGCACCACAGTGAACGGTACAGATGACATTAGCCAGGTTACCCCGGTGCTGAACAAGCGGATTCCGGGTAGCCATTACTGCACCGTGCGGATGCCGAACGACCCTCCCACCCCGGAGCAGCGGCGGAAGATGGCAGCTGACTTCCGCACCAGTATTGACCGTGGGAAAGGCGTGGTAGCCAACATTGTGGCGCCCCCGTCTAATTACCCTCATGCGGTAGCCCCTTCCACGGTCAGCCCCTACTATTCGGGAGGAACCGTTTATCACTATATTGCGGTTATGGGTTATGCGCCGGGTCGATTCTGGATAGCTGACTCTGGTTTCTACCCGTATGGGTATTGGATTAGCGAGGCACAGTTAGCGTCACTGATCGCGCCTAAGGGCTATTCGGCCTCGATTGGTTAGAGTGTTAAGCCCCCGCCGTTTAAGCGGGGGTTCCCTCTATCCGGGATCGGTTAGCCCTCTTCAGTGGTGTAGTAATCGAACTCCACCTTGTAGCCTTCTACGAGCAATGCTGAGATGACACGGTTCAACCGTGCTGTGTACCTCTCATAAGGGATAGCATCCTCACCATTAGCCCTGTAATAGTAGTAGGCGTTTAGATAGCGGGGTATCTGCACTTTATCTGGTTCACACTCATACCCCATTCGGCTGTTAGCTTCTACGATAACCTCGTATGCCCCTTCTAAGACGTCCTCAATATATTGGTTATCGTCGTCAACAATCGCGCGCATGTAGTCCATGATTTCGGGGCGGGGGGTGCAGCTTGTTTCATAGCGTTGTGCTGTGCGGATGTTGACTCCGAATTTGTCTGCAATGTGCTGTGCGGTTATGCCGCTAAGTTGCTTGAGTGTCCGAAATTCTGCGTTGATGTTCACTGGTGAGTTCCTTATACGGTGATACCCCGCCGGTTAAGCGGGGTGCCATCGTCTGTTATTCGTCGTCGTCACTGTAATTGGCGTCGTATTCGGCAATTGCCTTCTCTGCATACTCGAAACCAAAGTTCTGCCAGTTCTCGCGGCTCCCAAAGAAGGAATCGAGAAGTGGCCATTCCTGCGTGCTCTCGCTGTCGTATGCACGATCCTGGCAGCCGTCCTCATCGCGCTCAATAACGGGTGATGAGGGAGTTCTCATATTCGTAGTCTGCAGCAATGTAGATCTCCGCGGAGCGCCCGTTGTCGAGTTCGACTTCTGCTACTGCGTTGGCCATTGAGTAGTGGTCGCCTCCAGAGAGAGCGGGGGTAAAGTCTAGGATGGTGATGTCGATCCGTAAATTACGGCACGCAAGTGGGAAATGATAAAAACAATGCGAACTACACACCACAATAAGTAACCCCCCACCGCTAAGGAGTCGAAACGATGAGGGGCATCCCACTATAGAGAGAATATCCACTTGTAGAAGTACGCCGGCAATGTGCAAGAACATCTGCCACAACTGATCCAAAACAATCCGCCGTACTCCACCAAGTATACCTAAACCACCCAAATTTTTGGCTACATTTCAGCAACACAATAAAAACTACACAGAATGCAACCAAGCAACCGAACCCAAACACTGACCCAACACATCCAGATCACCATCAAACAAATCAGCGCACACATCCAGAGTCATCGCAGCCGACACATACCCAAGCATCCGCTGAACCGCCCTCACATCTGCACCCGACTACACAACGACACTTGCAACCGTATGACATAATTCGTGTGGAGTAACCCGAGGAATCCCAGACACCCCCAACACCATCCCCCACCAACAATCACACTCCCCCCAGACGCCCCCACCAACTCACCAAAAAATCCCGCCCCACCTACCTAGCCTCCCACACCCTCACAGCACACTCAGAAAGAAACCCACACTCACACACCCAAGACCCATCCTCCCTTCACACAGGAGACACACCCACCGAAACCAACCCCCTCACCACCCACCAACCCACACACCCACCCAACAACACAAACACCACAAACAAACAACAACAAAAACACAAAAAAACAAACAACAACAAACAAACAACCACAAACACACACCAAACACCACAAAACACACCCCAAACACAACAACACAAAACACCCACCACCACCACCAACACAAACACCCACGGGCACAACCCCCACCACCACACCACAAACTGG